CCGCCGTTAAAGACCCCGGAGCCGACAGCCTTGACGCGGCTACGGCAGTGTAGGTCCACAAATGGTGATCAGACCTCTGTAATTTATAGGGTGTGACCGCCGGATGTGTCATATACATTGTGTCAAATATCTGAGTGAAACGAATCTCTGGCACTCTGGCTGAAGTGTAAGGCGTGGTGATTACCACAATATTTCCCGCACTGGGGTGTCCCGTGGGGTAAACTACCAGTCCACCGTCCTTCACGATGACCATTTTTAAATCGCCCATAACCAGAACATAACTTTGTTCAGTATTGAACGTGAAAGGAATAAGCCGGACATTCTCAGACGAACCCACATCCAACAAGCTCAAAAGCGCGGCAGATACGAGTAGAGTTCCGGGTCTGGACTTCAGCCCACCATAAACCTGTGGTACAAAATTCTTACAAATTTCCAGACTGTTATTATATCTGGAAATGTCTTCTCTACCAAAAAATTCAGGGGTGACTTCACCCCCGGTAAAATTGGATCTGATAATTCTATTAGCCATGATTATTTCCTCACATTCACAAATGTCCGGTTCATGGTGGATTTCTTGTGTGTTGTGTTGGCATCACTGGCTTGTGCGCTTCTGAGATAGCCCTGAGACTGAATCATCAGAGACTGCTTTAATTTCTCTGCACCCAAACGCGGGGCGATACTCACTGCGATTGCCGAAGCCAGAGCTGTAACAAACGAAGGAGTGAACAAACCTGTGTTCGTAACTCGGTAGGTGTATTCCAAAACTACTTCAGCTTCATCAGAATAAAATTTTCTCTCTCTAACCTTGAACTGTGGCTGTTCATCTTGTTTATGAATAGTCCCTTGCACCTTAACGCAGTCAGCCGGAAGTGCGTAAACGTATTCAAATTCTAAGGGATCTTCATCTATTTCAGCCAGAGCCGATGTCTTGGTAGCAAAACCCCACGGGTGCTGCTCAAGTATAGAATCCAAAATCGGAGTGTATGCTGTGTTCACAGCTTCTGCTTCAGCACTGTTCTCTGTCAGACTGGCAATGTTTCTAGCGTTCACCATACTCAAAGCCCAGTTGCATATTTCAATCTTGCTTGCCATGTTATCCGCTCCTGTGGGGGGTGTAAAAAGTCAGGAGACTCCACGCCTCCTGACTTTTTGATCAATCACATAATGTCAGATACAGCTTTGCCTTTTTTGGCTTTTGCAGGTTTCACTGGCATTTCAGGAACGCCAGGGAGTTCTTCATCGGCTTCAGGTTCAACTGATTCTTCAATGTCTTTGATCTTTTTGCAGTGCTTAACCAGCTGATCGTTTTCATCAAGAATGACGCGAACGCCTTCCTCAAGCAACATACCCTTGCTGGAATTGAAGCACTTTGTCACGACTTCATATGACGCTTTCATGCACTACCCCCTTATGCAGTAGCCGGAAGATCAGCACCACTTACGAGAATGATGTCAATTTTGCCAGCAGTTGTATCTTCAACAGCTACGGTTGAGGTAGCGCGGAGATAGCGTTTCATCGGCCAGGGCAGTCTCTGGGCGAAGATGCGTGTGCCGGCGGTGAGGCTGGTTACAACGGTTGCGCCAGATTCGGCAATGGTTACAGGAGCTACGTTGAAAGCAACTGCGCTGTCCATAACCACTTTGATGTTTACGGTCGCAGTGTTGTGGGCTGAGGTAACGGCTTCGCGAACAACGGCCACAAGATACAGTTCATCTTTGGCATTGCCCGGTTTTACGAAGTCAAGAATGTCACCATACTGAGCAGTGCCCACGACCTGCGCTCCGGCTGTACCAAGCGCGGTATTGAAAGCGATTGAATTATCTTTGTCGATTCTCATTACTTTGTCCTTTCAGATGAGTTCAGGAAAAGCCCCCTTGCGGGGGCGATTACAGCTTAGAAACCGCTTACAGCAGATTCAGTGTTAAGGAGCGCGTCACAACGTCTGACCGGGATACCTCTGAAAGAGGTGATCGGTTTACCATCAACTTCTTCAACCTTGAGAGACAGGCGGTTGTCGAAGTTAGAGATAAGGTCAAGAGCTGTCAGGATGTCATTGTTCATGTAGAACACGGGTCTGCCAAGCAGAGAAGCCGGACGTTTGCGGAGAGCTTTGATCATAAGGTGGAGAATAGCTGGACCGTCAAAGGTTGATTCGCCAGCGTCAGTCAGGGTGCTTACGTCGATGTTACAAATGCGTACAACGTGTCTCCAGTCTTTGACACAGAGACCGCAACGCCAGGTGTATTCAGTGACGTAATATTTGTTCAGAAGTCCATTGCTGTCTTCAAACATCTGCACGCCCATGTCTTTCATGTCGAAGCCGGCGCGTTCTGATTCAGGGTACAGACCGAAAGCAGTCTGATCGCCCCACGCAACAAGCCAGATAGAAGTGTTGGTGCTTCCTGAGCCGCCGCCATTAACCATGTTATAACCAATTTTGGTGTTGTCGGTTGATGGGGTGACATAGCGCATTGAAAAGCCGTTAAACTTTTCAGGAGTGGTGTTGGTGTTACCATAGAAAAGGGTTGAGGAAAGTTCCTGGTTCATGGCTTCAAGGAAGGCCACGTCTTCTGATGCACGGAACTGTGCAGCATTGCCATTCTTTTCAGCCAGGTCAACATCGACCTTGCTGTACGCACGAAGCATACCAGTAGCTTCTTTTACAGTCTGCGTCTGCGATTTGCTCTGTGCAACGCCGTAGTTGAATCGTTTCCACGATACAGAGGGCAGACCAGTTCGGATGGAAACAACGTGGTTGTCACCATCATTACACGGCATCCACATGATGTCCTGAAGGATTTCATTGGTGTCGTGCAGCAGCTCGATAACGGTCGCAATTTTCTTGTCGATCGTTCTGCGGGCTACATCCATCAGAGTTACAGCGTTTGTTCCGAGAGTTGCCATTATTATTATTACTCCTTACTTTTTCTTTGCCATATCAGGATACAATATGGAACCCAGGTCTTGCTTCTGCCCGCCCTCGCCAGACGCAGAACCTGACACCATATCGGCTTCCCTCAGATGGCTGCCGATACTTGCCAAAAACCTCACAAAGCCGGGATGGTTTCCCACCCACGACTTTGTTAATTCCTTAAACATTTCATTGTCACCAGCGAACTTACGAACGGCGGCCTGTGCATCATTGATAAGCTCTTTGTGTTTGGGGTCGGCCAGAATTTCTTTCTTGAAACCTGCAATGGTTTCGAGTTCTTTATTCCGCTGTTCCTTCAGAGCTTTCTGTGCGTGGCTTGCTACCATGTCCACAAGTTTCTGTGCAGCTTTATTCCCAAGTTTGAGTTCTTTGGCAAGGGACTTAAAAGAGTCCAGAAGCCCTGCATCAAGTTCCATGCCTTCCTCAAACTTCAATTCATAATCACCTTCAGGAACTTCGTCTTTTTCTTCTGTGGTTTCCTCTGACTTTGCCTCACCGTCCACGTCCAATAAAGACTTAGTATCCAGCTCAGGCTTGGCTTCCTCAGTCAGAAGCGTTGCATCCTGAGTTGTTTCGGTCTGTGGGGCAACTACAGGGGTTTCAGCCCCTGTCCCACCTACGTTTGGTGCAGCCGCGACTGAAACTTCAGCGGCTACGCTTGTTTCACCTGTCTTCATATTTTACTCCTGTGGTTTATATTGCATGATGGGCAGAGTGAAATTCTCAGGGTCCGCCCTCATCAAATCCCGTAACATATTCAACCCAAAGAGCCTACGCCCTTCGTTCAGATATGATCTGTCGTTTTCTCCCGGCACAAACACCTGGGAGAAAACGCCAGCCCTTTCAAGCAGACGAATAAACACTCTCTTGCCTTCGGCTGTTTGTACAACCTTAGCCAGATCGTGCATATAGCGTTTATCTTCTAACTCAGACTTAGCCTGAGCAGATTCACGCTTTTCTTCTGCTTCAACTGTTTTCATCTACACGCTCCATGATTTTATCCAGAACAGTTCCATCACCCAAGGGCGTTTTCCCTGCGGTCTGCGCCATGTTCGCTGCACTCTGGGCTGCTGCCATCTGCTGCATCTGAGCCTGTTGTTCAGCTCTCTGTTTCCTGATTGCCATTACCTGATCTTCAGGTAACAGAGCCTGTGGAGGCACACCAAGTTTCTCAGCAAATTCATCCAGCATACCATCAGCGTTCAGTTTATCCAATACTTCCTGCTTCACCTGAGCAAGCGCACCTGCGAAGTTAAGCATCTGTAACATGGCATTAACAGAGGACATTTCCTGTGCCTTAGCCAGAATACTCAGATATTCAACCTTCAGATCAGATCCTGCCAATTCTCGCGGTGGTGTAGGCAGTACACCCTTACGATACATAATTGCGAATGTTCTGTCAATAATTTGTTCTAACAATTCTCCCTGCAGTCGTCCAAGAACCGGACCTAGCATGGTCATTTTTTCTTCTTTACGACCCTGAACTTCATACGCAGTCATGCGTTTGGTGTCAGGTGTGTTGGTCAGCATGAGGAAAATATCATTGAAGAATCCACGTTGTATCGCAGCGACTAATTGTTCTTTTATGTATTCAGCAGATTTAATATCCGGGCGTATCTGGTAAATTGGCTTGAAAGCATCCGCGCCAGAAATATCATCAGAGAAATTCACACCACCAGGAAAGGTGTCTACATAATCATTCTTCAGTGAACCCGGTGCAACAAGCGGCGGGTCCAGAACCTTGTCGAGAGCAATCAAAGTATTTTCTGCAATCTTATAAAGTGACTTAACATCAGGAAGCACTTTCATTGCGGGACTTCTGCCCCAAACATCATCACCCACGACGCGCCAGCGAACAACCATGACCGGAAATTCATAATACCCTTTGATTTCAAGGGCTTTATCATTCTTGGTCATGCCTTCTTTTTCAAAATACACCGACACATACGGCTTATCCAGCAGGGCAAAATCTTTCACAGCCCCGTCATTCGGGTATATCAACTGACAAACTCTGAACAGCAACTCAGTCTGTCCTTTTTCTAATGCAGTCTGTACCTGCACAGACAGGTTATCTTTACCAAACTTGGAGAGCATCTGTCTGGCTGTCATCCACATTTCACGATAGAACACATTCACACGCCCACGATCATCAGCGGCTATCATGTATTCCCCGGCTGTGAAGGTCTTGAACCGCACAACATAGTCATCGTCTTCAAGTGCCGCCATAGCAGCAGTCCCAAAGGCTATGAGTTCAAGATAAACAGCATGAAGCGCGTCATACAGATTGGACTTGCTGTAAACCAGACGCATACGTCTTTCAACTTCTGCCAGATATGTTCTAACCGCGTATCTCATCATAAGTGCCTGATCTTCAGGAGACAATGAGAACCACGGATCTGATCTGGGTGTGATTGAATACTGAAAGCCAGCAGCCAATCTATCCACAGCATCTTCAGGTGCCTGACTGAATATGTCAGAATGGTCTCTTTCATCACTGTCTACTTCACTGGAATTTTCGCCAGCCAGGTTTCGCCCATGCCACGGAAGGATATACTTCTGAATATCCTGCCAGAAGGATAACATGGGCTCACGTCTGCGCCGCATGTCATCAATTAAAATCATTGCATTTTTGTACCATACTCTCATGTCCATATTATTGCCCCAGTTGTGTCTTAGTCGTGGACGCAATACTTGACAGGCCCAAGGGGGAAGTCAGAGTAGTGCCAGAAAGTGCTGCTAATGCTGCAGCTCTCTTGCGAGTATCAGACCTGGCGGCCTGTAATCTTTCATCTGCATTTTTCAGTGGTTCTGGTTCCGGGGCGACAGGTGCTTCAGGTGGTGCCACAGGAGCAACCACAGGGGGTGTCGGTATTGAAGGGGCTTTAAACAAATTAGTACACATATTTATCTCCTTGTGGCGGTTCTGCCAAACACAGAATATTCCTTACGGCTCTGAGGGTTGGAGGAAGAACGGGGGGACTTGCGCCGGATTCTCACATTCTGAGCAAAACCGAGGGCGATGGTATCCGCTTCATCGGGTGAGTATCCTATGCGATCCTTAATATCCTTCTTGGGTTCCAGAATCATACGGCCTTGTTTATCAAAATCATATTTTGCTGCCGTGATCTGAGCTTCCAATCGGGGGTCATAAGGCAACGCCCCTCCGTCCTCCATCCACTGCCTCAGCAGATCATACATTTCTGCACGCTTATTCGCATACTTGGCAGGATTAGATGCCTGGGACTGCGAATTAACTTCAATAATATTGAATCCTAATCTTCTCAGCCTGTCTATAACACCTTCCCCACGCCCACCATCAATAAAGGTAACGTCTGCGCCCCAATGTTCTATTGTGGCCGCCACTCTATCAGCCAATGCCATGTTATCCAAACCCAGAAATCTCTGCACAGGCCCTACAGCAAAGCCCTGACGTTTACCAATACAGGAAGAATCTCCCCCAAATCTTGCTACGTCTACGGTAAGAACCTTTGGCATCGAGGAATAAACATTCTCATCAGGCTGACGTTTCACACATTCCCGGTACAGATCAATGGAAATCAAGGCATTGTCGGATGCAGCACCAAAGTCACACAGAAATTCCTGACGATACTTGGATTCGGTCATATCCTTGCGGGCATTATCCAACTCATCCTGTGTAATCCAGGGCAGAACTCCAATAGACTGAGTGGCGGGATATATCCCTGCATACCAATCCTTATCATCCAAAGCTCTGAAATAAAGCTGTGAAAACAGATTGATACCTTTAGGTGTCCCTATAAACAAACACCACCCACGCCTATCAGTCAGAGTTGGTCTTAAAATCTCTGACCAGACATTCGGTGCCATATCAGCTACTTCATCTACAACAATCCCATCAAAATAAAGCCCACGGAGGGCATCCGCGTTATCCCCGCCATAGAGTTTAATCGCAGCTCCGTTGTGTGGAAATTTCACAGTTAGTTCAGATTCATTAAACTCAACCCCGGGGATGCGGGACCCAAATTGTTTGAAATATTGCCACGCAATATCCTTGGCCTGATTACGGAAAGGGGCTATATAAGCATACCTTGGATTCACCTTCTTGCTTCTCGCAGCAGCATCCACCAAAGTATTAACTGCTAATACAGTCTTCCCAAACCTTCTGTGGCACACAAGTACTGAAAACCGCTTTAAGTGCTGATGTATCTCAAACTGTAATTGATGCGGATTATACCCGGTTTCCAGTATTTCAGGTTCTGATTTAAACTGTGTCATAATATATCATCCAATGTCAGAACTGTGGCATCTTCAATGCCCTCTGGATCAACCTTCTTAATCTCAATATCAGGATCATCAGGGGCTCTTGGAACACCAGTATTAATAATAACTGTAGTCCCCTGTCCCACGCCTTTAAGTACCCGT